TTTGAGAACATGACTGGGCTTATCGTTACCGACGTTGGCTTTGTGGATCATCCACGGATTCCATTCCTGGGAGCCAGCCCAGACGGGTTTGTGTCGGACGGATGCACCATTGAGATCAAGTGCCCCAAAACCAAGACGCACATGAAGTATGTGGCCAACCAAGAAATCCCTGCGGAATACAAGCCACAGATGACCTTGCAGGCCGCTTGCACCGGTAAAGACGTTTGGTTTGTGTCTTATGACCCGCGCATGGGTGAAGGCAAAAGCCTGTTTATTAAGAAGTTCAAGCCCACGCCCGAAGAAATCAAGGTCATCGAAGATGCCGCAATTCAGTTCTTGGATGAGTGCGACAAGTTGTTTGAGTTCTACACCAAAGACGCCGTTTATTTTGACAAAGGAGAATAGTAATGATTTTGATTGGACTAGCACGACTTGGTAATGACCCCGTTCCGCGTTACACCGCCGACGGCAAGCCGGTGATGGATTTGTCACTAGCTTTCAGTTACGGGAAAAAAGATCAAAACGGCAAACGCCCAGTTCAATGGGTTTCGGCAACCATGTGGGGGGATAGAGTCGAAAAACTCCAACAACACCTGGTCAAAGGCCAGCTTTTGTATGTGACCTTGGGTGAGCCCCACCTGGAAGAATACAAACGCAAGGACGGCACCTCTGGCACCTCTTTGCGGGCCCGCCTGAATGAATTAGAGTTTGCGGGTGCGCCTCGGAATGACTCGCCTGAAGAATCGGAAAAGCCAGCGCCAAAAGCAGCGGGTTTTGATGATCTTGATGACGATATCCCCTTCTGATGCGGTGCAACATGGAAAAAGATGACATTTCTTCAATCGTTGTGTTGTTGGATCAAAAGATGGCAGACTTAAAACGCGAAACGCGGTCGATGCACGTTGACCGCAATAAGGTGGTGGAAATCGCCCTTGAAATGCGTTGGCAGTTGGCCAGGGCTCTTACCTGCATTGGGAAGTCAGACGATGCCAGGAAAGATTAAATGTTCGGCT